AACATGATTAAATTTGCAATTTTGAAAGCACTATCTTTTTCAAGTGTGCTTGTATTACTGCTTATTGTAGCCCTATCACCTCTCTACGTCACTATGGGGATAATGACAAGACAAATGCATGAAAAAGTTAATTAATCAGCAGCTTCGGGTTCGTTGCCATCTATAGCTTTCCACTCTAAATAGGCTTGGTAATCGGTGTTTGCTTCGTCAATAGGAATAAACTTATCGTCTGCTGTCCTAATATTTATTAATACATTATGTCTAGGGTCATTTACCAATTTGTAAATAGGGTTACCAGGAAATGCCATGATTAAAGCTCCGCATTAAATTTATAAGTGGTTTGACTTGATGAAGTAGCACCGCCAAGTATTAAATGTGAACCATTTGTTAAATCTGCTGACAAAGTATAATTTATATGACAAGAAATAGAATTAGTTGATGAACTATCTAAGCTCGACATATTTGCATAACTATCATCATCATAAACATATTGACCAGAAGGTGAACCTGCATTAGTTATTGAAACTGTAGGAGCAGATCGCATTTCTACTGGAAAGAAAAAAGGATGAAGCTCCCCTTTATTAGCAGAATTTCCTGCCCGACCACCTCCTCTTTGTGGATTTAACTCTTGTTGATAATATCGCATACAGAGTCTCTTTTCAACAGCGAATGACCTATGCTCAAAATCTGTTGCCACGCTGCCTACTTCTAATTGAACTGCTGTCATTTCCCAAGTAGCACTATTTGTTGTGTACCAAGTGCTAGTCATATCTGGTGCTTGATCTGACCCATTTGTAGCTTTCCATGTATTAAGTGTATGTCCAGATGTTGTTGCGTTTGTACCATAAAACAATAAAAAATAAATTTCTATTCCTTCTCCATTATCATTACTGAATTGTAAGCCACTATCGCCTTTAATTGAGTGTGTTACTTTTGTCCATGTGTCAGCACCAGTTGGAGTAACAGCAAAAGAATATTGCTTACTTGAACCATCTTTACTTTCTAAAACAACATAAAATGTTTGATTTACACTTGATTTAAACCAAAAACTTAAGGTTACATAACTTGTTGCTGATAAATAATTCCAACCAGATGTAGCTAAATCTTGATCTTCAATTAGATAACTTATAGAAGCCTGATCGCCTGCTCCTGCACCACTAGATTGATTTCCGTTTGTTATTTTAAATGCTTTTCTAAACCCTTGAGTATAAGGTGTAGTTCCACTAGCAACATCTACTTGTGCTTGTGTTGGGTTGTTATCAAGTCCTGAGTAATTAGTTTTAAATCTATCAACAGTTTGATAGCCAGAAGAAGTAGATGACAACGATCTTTGTGCCACGTTACAAGCTCCGTTGATTATGATGTTGCGATTGCTTAAAAAACCACCATTAGGCATTGTAACTGAGTTAACAGTTGTAAGGTTTGCTGTTGCAGAGCCAGAAGAATTATCAACACTAATAGCAGCAGTACTAGCTCCTACACCTTTTATCGAATTTACCTTGATCTCTGACATAATTAACTAGGTTTTGGGTTGTCGGTTTTTACCTTTTCACAAGCAGCATAGTACGCTTCTAGTTTAGTCGAATCTCCTTTACTATTCCAATACATAGCGTCAGCAAAATCTCCCAAACTTGGATATAAAGGTTTTCTAACAGATTGATATGCTATTGCTGCTGCTTCAGTATTTAATGTGGTTCGTGCAGCATCAACATTGGATTGAACTATAGAAACTTTATTACCGCTTGCATCTAATCCATAATCAACAAAAGAAGTGTCAATTGTTGTTATAGATGGATATGCTTTTACGATTGCTTCAAAATCCATTATGTTCCAACCTCCATTGCTGTTATTGTTGAAGTTGTATTTATAACAAGAGAATTGTTATAGTTTGTTTGTCCACCTTCATAAGGAGCATTAACTAGAAAATACTCATTATTATTTACGTTATGAGCTTGTATTTTATAAGTTGTAGCAGATGTGGTGTTTGGAGAATCAAGAAATGTATAAGAGTGTGTATTTGATGAATATTTACCATTAGTTGGATAAAGACAAGCACCAAAAGTAACTAAAGTATGGTTACTAGCATTGGCATCCCCTGCTACAACAAGCGTTGAACCTCTTAAAAGCTTTATACCAACTACTGCATTATTTTCTCCACCAATTGATATAGAAACCATTATAAGAACTTTACTAGATGCACTAGAAGGTGTAATAGCTACATTCAATCCTGGAATGTCTATCATAGAAGAAGTATTGCTAGAAAAAGCATTTGTTTTTACAGTTTGGACAACTTGAAGAATTTTACCACTTGTGGCTGTTGTTGCAATCGTTCCATCTGCTACATCTGGAATTGTAAAAACTCTGTTATTACTAGAAGATGAAGGTGCTTGTAAGCTGAAAGACCCACCACCTGATGCTGCGTTTAGTTTAATCTTTGCTGTCATAGTTAACTAGGTTCAGTAGGAAAGGTAACAGAACTCATATCTAAATTACCATTTGCATCAAGTTTAGGGGAAGCAGTTGCAGGTAAATCACGCAAACTTTGACGATATGTTTTCCATGCTGTTGATAAAGTCAAATCAGAACTTGCTCGCCAATCTGTTTTTGCTAATCTACTATCTCTTTCATTTCTTAAAAGAGTCATTGGTAATAAATTTGTTAACCTTACAACTTCTGTTTCAATTTCAGAATCAGTTGGTTGTGTTTCAGAACTATCTAACCAATTAATTGTATCTCCAACCATATTCCATTCAGCATTAGGTTTTAAAGAAAATAGTGCTTCAGCTTTTGTTATTGTCATTATGCTCCGACCTCCATAAGTGTTATTGTGTGTGTTTTCCAATAATTACCAGAACTAGTAGATGATGCTTCAAAATACATAACTCTTCCTGTAAGTGATGCGTTTCTAAATGCTTGTAATTTATAAGTAAGTGATGATGTCGAACTAGGTTCATCTAGTATTGAATAAGAACACATTTGTACGTTTGCTGTAAAATCATTGTTTGCTTGGAACATTTCGTTATCATTTACTATTGTTGTTGAATCTCTTTTAACGAAAGCTCCAAATTGAAATTGTGCTGTACTTCCGTTTGTTTTAGGGTGAAAATTAACTAAACATAAAACTTTGCTAGTTGTAGCTGAAGGTGTAATAGAAGCTGAAACAATATCTGTGGGAGTACCACTATTAACAGTTACCGAAGATGTTATATGACCTTGAACAACTTGAAGAATTTTTCCTGCACCAATTCCAGTTCCACTAACACCGCTATTGGTAATTTGCATACGTTCAACACCACCAGTTGAAAATTTGATAGTGTCAGCAGCAGGGAAACTTATTCCTGTATTTGTGTCATCTCCAACAATACTTGGTGCGGAAACTGATCCAGCTACACCTTTAACACCAGTTGTTCCAGAAAGTTCTAAGCTCATAATTACAAGATAACTAATAAACTGCCAGAAGGCACGGTCACAGTAACACCAGCATTTACAATAGGACTCACTGTATGTGCATTTTTTCCTGATGTTATCGTATAATCTGTCGTTACATTAGTGTCCGATTCAAAAAATACTTCATCATTACCTCCTCCTGTAGCTCCAGCACCGCCTCCCACAGCAGTGAACTCAGATCCGTTATATATTTCAGCAGAGGTAGTCGTACTATTGAATCTAAAATCTCCTGTCGATGGCGAACCAGGTCTTTGTGCAGTAGTTCCAACAGGTATTTGTAAAGCTGTTGTGTAATTATGTATGACATCTCCAGTAAATGTTGCTCCTGCAACTGGAGCAAGACCTAAGTTTGCCTGAGTTACATTACCAATCTCAATATATCCATTATTAGCTGCATTTCTTAGCTTAAGAAGATTTGATGTTGTATTAACTGATAACTGAAACGCAACTTGTGTGCCACTAGGATCTGCTGATCCACTGTTTAAACTCTGGATAGCAGCGAAAACATTATTAAGGTCAGTTCTTACGGCGGAGCCTGTGCCATTAGCGATTGAATAGTCTGAAACTTGTGCCATTTAAAAAGCTACCTTGTGCATATTCTACCCTCCTTTACCAAATCCGACAGCCTGATAGGTGAAATTT